AAAGACATTCTAATGTTTCGTGCACAAAAACGAATTCCAAATCTACTAGGGAAATAAATGGAAACTAAACTTCGCGTTCAAACCAGAAAGAGGCCCGGCGACGCTGTGAAGCCTAAAGTTCAGGCCGCTTTGGACGCCGGTAACGTACAGGAGGTGATCGACAACTTGACCGTGAGGCAGCGGCGATTTGTTGAAGAGTATCTGGTTGATTTTAACGGCACCGCTGCCGTTGTTCGTGCGGGATACAATACGAAGCATCCTAACAGGCTGGCCTACGAAATGCTTCAGCATCCCGGTATCAAGGCCGCCATTGACCAAGTTACCGTGGAAAGGGCTAGCGAGTCAACGCTGAAACCTGAGTACGTAATTAACAAGATTCAACGGACGATTGAACGAGCGGAGAACGACAACAACCACAACGCAGTCCTACGCGGCTGCGAGTTGCTGGCCCGTTCCCTCGGAATGTTCGTTGAAAGGAAGGAAATTAGTGGACCCAACGGAGACGCAATCAAGTACCAAGCAGTCCAAGAAGCAGCTGATGCTTTCACCAGCGCAATTAATGGCCTCATTGAGCGAGGCCGAGAGGACGGCTCTTTTATCATCGTTGGACCCGAGTGTTAAGGCTGGACTAAAGTACCACTGGCCTTTTTGGGCACGTCCTAATCAACTCCCCCCGGAAGGGCGATGGACCACTTGGTTGTTGCTCGCCGGGCGCGGATTCGGAAAATCCCGCTGTGGGGCGGAATGGGTCAGGCAAATGGCTCACGAAAACCCCGGATGCCGAATCGCTTTGGTGGCGGAAACGGCAGCTGACGCCCGCCGCGTCATGGTAGAGGGTGAAAGCGGCATCCTCTCCATTTCCCCTCCAGAATTTATGCCGGAATATTCCCCGGCCAACAGACAGCTAACGTGGCCTAACGGCAGCATGGCTTTCACCTACAACGCTACGCAACCCGACCAGCTTCGCGGTCCTCAGCATCACTTCGCTTGGTGCGACGAGTTAGCCAAGTGGCAATACATGCAAGACTCGTGGGACCAGCTTCAGTTCGGTCTCCGTCTTGGAAAAGACCCGCGACAGGTTGTAACCACCACCCCTCGTCCACTTCCGCTCATAAAGAAGTTGATGAATGACCCCAACACAGTGGTTACTCGCGGACGTACTTACGATAACGCTGTTAACTTGGCTTCTCCTTTTCTTCGGCAGATCGAAGACAGGTACGGGGGCACTCGACTTGGTAGGCAGGAGCTTGAAGGCGAAGTTCTCGAAGATATTCCCGGCGCGCTTTGGCAACGAGGAAATATCGACAGAAACAGACGACCTGAAGCACCCGCCGAACTACAACGTATTATCGTTGCTGTTGATCCAGCAACATCTTCGGAGGAGGGGTCCGATGAAACAGGTATTGTGTGCGTGGGATTGGCCCGAGATGCTGACGGCTACAATCGAGGATACGTCCTCGCTGATCGAAGTCTTAGAGGCTCTCCTGACGACTGGGCAAGAGCTTGTGTCGCTCTCTACCGTGAGTTCGAAGCAGATCGAATCGTTGCTGAGAAAAATCAGGGAGGAGAAATGGTCGAATCCGTTATCCGCGCAGTTGACCGAAACGTGCCTGTCTCCTTGGTACATGCGTCGCGGGGAAAGCTTATTCGTGCTGAACCCGTATCCGCACTTTACGAGCAAAACCGAATACACCACGTGGGACGATTCGATGAGTTAGAAGATCAAATGTGTACGTTCGCTGCCGACTACGACCGAGCTAACGGATCGCCGGACAGAATGGACGCACTAGTTTGGGGTCTTTCGTTTCTTTTTGACAAGATGACGGGACGCCGAAAACACGCCGCTCCGCCGGATGAAGAACCCGGCTATACTTTGGAAGACATTACGGACAAGCACAACAATCCTTATCGTGGTGAGTCCGACACAAGCTGGATGGCAGGATAATCATGGGTAAAAGAGGAATGGACAGTGGTGTTGCTCCGCTCGCTAGAGATGCAAACGGTATTCCTTTGCACCCTGCGTACCGAATAGCGGGCCTACTTTCAGGTAACTACCGAAAGAATCATCCGAACGGTCCCGGAGGTTTTCCTGTTCCAGCCTCTACTAACTCAGTGATTGCTCCTAAATCCACCAACCCCGGACACATTGACGACAGCGGAATGTTTCGTCCTGTGGGTGCTGCCCCTATTCCTACCGGCAGTTTCGAAGATTATGCGGATGCAGGACCTTCAGACTCACTACTAACGTATCTTTATTCTAGATTAGGAACTAATGGCTACCAGCGATAAAAAGGGAAAAGAGGTTTCAAATCTCCAACTCTCTGAGGAAGAGATTACTGAGCCGGAAAAGACTTACATACCCGAGGGTTTTGAGAGCGTTGACGCCTATCTAGAAGATTTGCGGGAAACGTATCAACTCGACATTCAAGCCGACGACGACAACCGTAAAGCGGCTCTGGAAGACAAGAAGTTCGTTGCCGGTGAACAGTGGGACCCAATCGTTCTTCAACAGCGTGCCGGTTTGCCGTGCCTCACCATTAACACAATTCCGCAGTTTACAGCGCAGCTTGTGGGTGACTGGCGACAGAACCGAATTGCCGTTAAAGTACTTCCCTCCGAAAGCGGCGACAAGAACGTAGCAGATGTAAGGTCCGACCTGATCCGTGCAATTGAGGCTCAGTGTCGGGCTTCTCGTGTCTATGACAGTGCTTTTGAGTCGATGATCCAGTGCGGTGACGGTGCTTTCCGAGTTGCCGTTCAGTACGCTAGCGAAGACGTTTTCGATCAGGAAATCTCTCTACAGCCTATTGATGACGCTCTGTCAGTAGTGTGGGACAGACTTTCAGTCGATCCTACGGGACGTGACGCCACTCACTGTTACGTTGACGATTTGATCCCAGAGAAGGAATTCAAGCGTCTTTGGCCGGAAGCTGATCCGTCTTCACTTCGAGACGTAGATCGCAAGGCTTTAGCTGCCGAAGGTTGGTGTGACAACGGTGCAGTTCGCGTTACCGAACACTGGCGAATGATCGAACGTAAGAAGATGATCGCTATGTTCGAGGACGGCGCTGTTCACGTGATTTACACTGAGGACGATAAACCAGAGCTAGCTCAGCAGCAGATGAGAATGCTGCAAGAGACGCACGGTAAGATGATTAAGAGCCGCATGGCTCCTTGCCGCTACGCTCAGATGCACCTAGTAACAGGGTTTAAAATCCTAGCTGGTCCTTACGAATGGAAAATGTCTCGACTGCCTATTATCCGCATGTCGGGACGTGTTGTGTCGGTAGGCGAGCGTCGTGTGCGCTACGGTCTGGTCCGTTTCATGAAAGACGCCGCCCGCCTTCGTAACTTCTGGCGATCTGTTGCAGCTGAACAGTTGGGCTACGCTCCCAAGGCTCAGTGGATGGCAACCGAGTCCGCAGTCGAAGGTAAAGAGAACAAGATCAGGAAGTCGCATCTTTCCCGCGATCCGCTGCTGATTTTCAACGACGAGGCTGTGTTCGGCCAGAACGTTCAGCGTGTCGATCCTCCGCAAGTGCAAATGGCTCTGCTAAACGAGTCACAAGTCAACACGCAGGACATGAAAGATGTTACCGGAATCCATGACGCGAGCCTCGGAATTAAAAGTAACGAGACCTCAGGTCGTGCGATTATGGCACGTCAACGCGAGGGCGATGTTGCGTCACTCACGTATTACGACAACGGTAACGCTGCTGTCATGGAAGCGGGAGACGTAATCAACCAGCTCATTGGTCAGATTTACGACGGTACGCGCATCGTTCGCATTATCGGCGAAGACGAGGCCGCGAAGTTGGTCACGATCAACGACCCCTCTAATCCCGAAAGTCCAAATCTGGCTACCGGAAAATACGACGTAACCTTCACTACGGGTGCTTCGTACACCACCCGCCGTGTTGAAGCGGCAGAAGCCATGATGGAAGCCGTTCAAGTCTTCCCCGAGATGATGCAAGTTGCTGGCGATCTTGTTGCTAAGGCGCAAGATTGGCCGGGTGCCGAAGAACTAGCAGAACGCCTACGTAAGACAATTCCTCCGCAGCTTCTTTCTGAAAAGGAAAGGGCTGAAATGGGGGATCAGGGTCCTGATGTTAATGCTCTAATGCAGCAGCAGGCACAGTTGCAAGAAGTAATGCAGCAAGGGCAAGAACAACTTCAGAAGCTTGAAATGGAGAATGCAACTCTGAAGGCTAAGCATGATATTGAACTTCAGAAGCTTGCTATTGAAGAGTATAAAGCAGAGACAGAGCGAATTGCTACCTACATTCAGGTCGCTGCTAAGGATAAGGAATTCGAACTCCGGGAATTGGAACGTGAGGCAGATCAAGCCATGCGAGCCGAAGAGCTGGAGCATCAAGCAGTACAAGCGGACGCCGATAGGGCTGCCGCATCGGACGCTAAGGCCTCAACCCAACCTAGCGAATAATCCGCAAACCGGGACGCACCAACTTTAGGAGCGCAATTTGACTGACGACGACAATAACAACGTCGATATAGACCTCGACACTTTTGAAAACGAATTCTTTGGGGAAGCTAAGGCTGAACCGCAGGAAGAAGCCGTAGTAGAAGAGGTTGAAGAGGTCGATGAGAACGAGGACAATTCCCTCGCAACTGACGAAGATGAAGACGTAGAAGCTGAAGAGATTGAGGAAGAGGACGAGGCTGAAGAAGAGCCGGAACCCGAACCTCAGCCCAAGCAGAAGCGTAATCGGGCGCAGGAAAGAATTGAAAAGCTCGTAGCCGAGGCAAGGCAGGCGGAACGTGAGCGAGATGCTCTCCGTATTGAACTTGAAAGGCTGCGGTCTGAAGACAAAGAGGTAAAGAAAGAAGAGGCTCCGAAACTTCGTGAGCAGCTTCCTGCTGAAGCCCCCGACCCAGACGCCAAGGACGAGAAGGGAGAACCCATCTACGAACTTGGTGAATTCGATCCTAAGTTCATTCGTGACCTGACTAAGTTTACGATTGAAATGGAAACGAAGGCTGCTAAGGAACGGGCCAAACAGGAAGAGCAGGCTAAGATGATCGCGCAGGCTCAAGAGGAAATCAAGACTAAGTGGCTTGACAATCTTGAGAAGGCCGAAGCAGAACTCCCGACTATACGTGAAGACATTCACGATCTAGTTGACGTGTTCTCGGATATTGAACCGAACTACGGAGAATATCTGGCTTCAACCATCATGGCTAGCGATTTTGGTCCTCAGATGATGCACTACCTCTCTCAAAATATCGGCGAGGCCCAGAAGATTGTTGCATCTGGTCCTGCGGCTGCAACTCTGGCAATTGGACGCCTAGAAGCTAAGTTTTACCGTTCGTCCGAGCCAGAAGAGAAGCGCAACACCAAACAAGTATCCAAGGCTGCTGAGCCTCCTGAAAACAGGACGCGAGGCCACGGCGGTAGGTTTACCGTAGCACCGGATACTGACAATCTGGATGCCTTCGAGAGAGAATTCTTTAAGTAAGTAATTTTCTCCGCGAAGGTTTTAGCTAAACACAAAAGAAAGGAAATTAGCTAATGGCTACTGTTACTGTCACGCAGCAAAAGCTCGTGATGAATGCCTTCGCGGCTATTTTTCAGAATAATCTGGTTGCCAAGGACCTTGTGACTTGGAAGCAGTATGACGCTGAAATGGATGACCGCAACGGCCTGCAGGTTATTGAGCAGGTTGGTCCGCGTTACGTTGTAACTGAAACTACGGATGGTGTCAAAGACCTGTCCAGTGGCGTTCAGGACAGCGTGTTCGGTTCGGAAATCTTCAAAGTCAACAAGACCTTCGGTTCTTCGATGGGTTGGGGCGACTTCGTGAAGATTCGGGACATTGGTTCGGCTCGTGAGAGTGAAGCTCTTCGCAACGCTGCCATGCAGCTCGCTGAGAAGATCGACCACTACATCATGGATACCGTCTCTGACGCTACTCATGGTTGGCTTGGTACTCCCGCGAACGGCGTTGACTCGTTCGGCGACTTTATTCAGGGTTACACCCGCCTGAAGGAGCGTGGCGTTGAGGATGGTGACATTCGCGGCGTTCTCACCTATCAGGACAAGGAAGACCTTGGCGAAGCCGTCATCGACTTCAAGGCCACCGACGCTCTTGCTACCGGCGCTTTCCGCAACGGTTTCACGGGCGCTATTGGCGGCATCCCCGTCCTGTTCACTCAGCAGCTTCCGTCGCTGACGCTTGGTAACGATGTTACCGGCATCACTGTTGACGGCGCTGCCCAGAATGTGAACTATTCGGCGGTTGCTGCTTCCGGTGCTCCGGGTCAGTACAAGACCCAGACCATCAACCTGACTGGCTTTACTGCCACGACCGGCACTCTTGTTGCTGGTTCGGTCTTCACGATTGCGGACGTTTACGAGTGGGATAACCGCGCTCAGCAGAGCACGGGCCGCTTGCAGCAGTTCGTGGTTGTGACGGGTGGTACTGCCGACGCTAACGGTGACATTCAGGCTCGTATTTACCCGGCGATTATCGTTCAGGGTACTTCGGACGTGAATACCGCTCACGCTACGGTTGATGCCGCTCCGGCGGATACTGCGGCTGTTACGTTTGTTGGCGCTGCCAGCACCACGTACACTCCGCGCCTGATGGTCCAGAAGCAGGCTGTTGTGGTTAACACCGCAGACCTGATCCTTCCGGCCTCGGACACGTCGCATCGTCAGCAGCTTTCTAAGCTCCCGCTGTCCGTGCGTATGTGGCAGAAGAGCGACTTCGACACGGGTGCCCACAGCATTCGCTTTGACGTTGCCCTTACTGCGAACATTCGGGATCGTACTCGAATGATCCGTATTAACGGTGCGTAATTAGTTGTTAACCGGGAGGGGCTTTCGGGTCCCTCCCACCTATTTATAGAAGGATAAGCATGACCCTAGTTTCTGACATTATTCAAAGGGCCTACAGGGTTTCAAATCTTATTCCCTTGAATGCTACACCTTCAACGGCTCAGAGCACCGAAGCTCTGAACTTGCTTAACCCGTTTGTACTTTCCACTATTGGAAATGAAGCGGGCGATGACTTAATAGACATTACGGTTGGTGGAACTTACGATCAGTCGAGCATCTTCGACCAGTGGCTTCCAGACAACGTACGTCTCCTGCTTAATCTTACAGAGGCGCTGACTATCTCTTTGGACCCCTATCCAGAGGACGGTCAGCGTATTGCTGTAGTTGACGTAGATGGAAACCTTGCGACTTACAACGTCACATTAGACGGCAACGGACGAAACATTGAGTCTGCGGCTACGCTCGCACTTAACACTAACAGTATTTCTCGTCAGTGGCTTTACAGGGCCGACACAGGGAACTGGGTCC